AGAAGCGCGAACGTACTCGGCATCTCGGATCGTGATGACGCCGAACACCTCGTCGGAGCTTACGCGATTCACACGCACGGTCATCACCGGGATATCTTGCGCGTCGAAGTCGTCGGAGCTGGCTGCGTAGATTTCAATCTCGACATCGTCCGTCGCCGAGCCGTCGAAGAGGACGCCGTACTGGAATGTCGTACCGTCCCACGAGTTGCAGTCGACCGAGCTTCCGTAGGTCTTTGTCGTTCCCGATAGCGTTGACCGTGTCGGGGTCGCCCACGCACCGATCACGTCGGCGAAGGTATCAAATTCTTTTCCGAAGCTGCCCATCGTGATCTCCTTACGATGCGTTCAAGAACGTCTCGACGTCCGTCTTCTGTTGACCGTCGCGGAGAGCGATCCGCTTGAGATGGGCATCCCGGTCGCTGTTTATGGTCAGCTTCCACCCATCGCGATAGCCCGAGTCGACCTCCCATTTTTCCATGTTGAGGGCTGCGACGCGTTCAAAGAACGTTCCGTCGTCCGCGAGTTCGTTCCAAACGAAACGCCCCAACCCGACGTTCGCATCCGGCTGCGCCACGTCCTCGTCGAAGTAGAATGTCCAGCTCATGCAATTACCTCAATTCTTGATCGAGTGATACGATCCCGTCACCGTCACCACTCCTGACGCGATTGTAAGGGCTCCCGCGTCGGCGAGGATCAGCGCCTTGTCGAACGTCACGCCCGTTGAGTCCATCGACATCGTATCGGACCACGCCGATCCATCCCATCGACGGAAGCGCAGGAATGACGACGAGTAGTCTAACCCGAACCCCGAAGAGATTAGAGCAGGATTCGTCGGGTCAGGAGTGCCGAACTTAAGGAACGACGAGTCGGGGGCGATGATAAGGCTCGCCTCTGCGTTGTCGTCCGCCGACGAGTAGGACCCGAATGCGTGGTCCTCGAGTCCGACGTCGGGCGACAGTAGCACGAAGCCACCAGCGGCCGACGGTACATTGTAGCGACCACGGAACTCGCCCGGCTCCTTCGTGTAGGTCCATCCCGGAGCGTCGGTGCCGACCTGCAGACCGATCGCCTCGAGTCGAGCGGTGACCGGTGTCGAGTATTTCGAATCCTGCATCAGCGCTTTGTGCTTTCCGCTTTTCCAGTTTCGAAAGTCGACGGCGTCTTTGTGAACGAACTGCGGTCGCGCGAGCACGCACGGGAATGACTTCTCCATGTGGCTGATCAGGATGCCACGCTGGGTCGCATCCTTGTCGCTTACGATCTTCGCCTCGACCGTTCGCGTTCGTCCTAGCCGTTCGGTGCCGGCGCGTTCGTGACCGCGTTCGGTTTTGCGTACAAGGTCTTCGGGATCAAAGAACGTGAACAACGGAGTGCCCGCGCCGTCCTGTTGAATCGCCATCGGCGGTTGTGCTGGGAACGGGTTGCCGCCGTCGCCGTATAACCAAGACGGCGTGAACGCACCGCCCGACCCACCAGGCGCACCACCAGCGCGATCAAAGAACCACGAGAACGGCGGGAACGGCCATCGCTCCGGACCTCGACGCGGGTCATCGCTAGAAGGCGGCTCGCTGTAATCTTCGTTCAGCCACGCGGACCAACGCCAGATGCCGTCCTTCTCATCGCCACAAAAGATGTGCTTTGAGTCTCGGTCGTAGTCCAGCGTGACCTGGATCGGGTTGTCGCCAAGCTCGCTCGGGACATAGTCGCTGTCGAACTTCATCGGCGCGTCGTGGATCTCGTCGAGGAACCATAGCGCGTCGATCGAGAAGTGCAGCGCGTTGCCTTTGTTCCCGTCGGGGTCTTGCCAGATCTTGTGCTTGTCGTTGGCTCGGTGGCCCGGATCAAACGGGCCACCGAAGTCTTGATGGCTCATCATTCCGGCGGTGAAGTCGCGGCCCATGTTCCTTTGGAACGACATGCAGCCCGCGCTGAGTTGCGCGGCGCAAGCGTCCTTCACGAGCTGCAAAGAAAGGAACGGACCTTGTATAGCGCACGGCCCGATCTGCTGGAGCGGGTGCGGGATGACTCGCGTGAGAGTGTTCAGCGGTGCGGTGCGATCGGTACCTTCGGGCACCCCGTTGCACAGCGTGGAAATTTCCCATCCTTCGCAGTCGCAAACTTTCGTCGACGCAAACTTTGATCCTCCAGACCCTGCGATAAGGCGCTGATCGGTGGGAAGGAAAACGTTCGACAGTTCATCCTCGTCGCCGAGCGCCAGCGAGATACCGATGACGCCTGCCGGTACATGCGACCACGCCTCGATCTCGCGCTTAGGGTTGCAACTGATCGGAGCGTACTGTCTCTCCGCGACTGAGTGATCCGGGAACGGGAACGGGTTGTTCGCGTCCTTGTGATGCCACGGCAGGTAGAACATCTGGTTGCCGGGAACCGTGCAGTTCGGCGGATCACCATCGTCTTCTTCGGGAGCGATCGTTACGCATGGCGTCGAGAACCGCCACATCGGGATCGGTCGCGGTGCGCCCTCTTTCGGATTCTGTGAAACGCTCCACATGTCCGCACCGTTGAGGTCGCCGACGGTGTCGATGTGGAACTCGAATTCACCGACACCACCTTCGGGCCACGTGACGCGCTTGCGAACGTCGACCATTCCGATGAAGTCTCGCTGCCAGAGCGCCGTGCCTCGATCTTTGAATCCGGTACTCCGGGCAGGTAGAAACCCGAGCGAGCCACCTCGTGAACTGTTGATGAACGACATCAGTTTGCAGGCTTCGGTTGCGCGGCAAGCCGCATGATCAGAGCTCGCGTGCCCGCGTCAAGGAAAGCGAACATCGAGATGCGGGGTTGATTGCTAGGAAGTGAAACGCTCATCACGGCCTCGCCGTTCGGGTTGATCGTCAGCGTGATCGCTTCCATGTTCCCGCGCAGCACGGTCGGCGCGTTGCGGAAATCAAAGTCGGCATGGCCTTCGTACGAATCGGAATACTCAGAATAGATCGACGCCGCGTGCGCGAGTGCAATAGCTTCAAGCTCGTTGAACTGGACGACGGTGTCGCCGCCGCCTTCGCCCGTCGGGTTCTGTCGCAGGTTGATGACCAGTTCGGACACCTCGACATCGGTCGGCACGTCGTCGCCGCGTTGGAACGAAGACGACTCGAACCCGAAGATGCCCGACATGATAACGTCGGCGAAGTCATCAGCCCATCGAACGCGAGCAGTCTCGACGCCTGGCGGCACACGGATATCCATCGGCGGGCCTCGAGAGTTCGCGAGATTTTGTCGAGCGTGAGGCGAAAGCAATTGCGTGAGACCACTGTCGTTCGGAAATATCTCGACGGTGAACAACTGTGACAGACCGATGTTCGGGCTCGCGGGAACGACGGTGAAGATCATCGCGGCCGTCCACTTGCCTTTCAGCTCGGGCAGCTTGCCGCCACTCGGTGACGCGTTGAAAAATATCGGCGCGTCGGATGCGTTTACGTGGTCCTTCCGTATGTCAGGCGTCGGGTTGTCGGCGTCGGCGATGTTACCGGGCAAGACCTGCGAGAAATATTTGAGCGGGCTCGTCAGGAAGTCGATGCGGAAGATGCCTTGATCGGCATCGAGGATCGAAATCTTTCCGGGAACATTAGATTCTTCGGTGAGCTTCAATAGCTCGGGAACCGACAAGTCGATGCCTTGTCCGGGTCGGCGAGGATAGCCGCGAACGTTCGACGCATACTGCGCTCTGCGCGTGTCGTCTTCGCCGACAGCGTCGAGCATCACCGGCGAGCCGCGCAGGTAGCAGTAGTCGCAATACACTGTCCCCGGAGCACGCGCGCCCGTCTTCGGGTCGATCGTCGCGATGCGGTACGGCTGGATCGACAGGAAGCGATCCATCCATCGTTCGGGAATTCGAAACGTGCGACGATAGTTCTCGAGCAACGCTGCGATGCGTGCGAGATGCAAGTCGGGATTAGGCGAGTTCGGGGGCACCAGCGCGGTCGCCAAGTCGACGAACGGAAGCATCGCACGCTTGAGTTCGTTCAAGCTGACCTTGCGACCGCCCGACGGCGGGAAGCTGTCATCGCCATCGAGGTCGTTCCACGCGTCGAGCAGGTCTTTAATCTCGACATACGTGCCCGCAGCAATCTTGTCTCCGTCGATCACAAGGGAATGGTCTGGGAGCGGGACAACGTTCTCAAGCAGGCGCGATCGTTCGCGTGCCTCGGCGCTGCCGTGAGCTTCCTCGACGAAGGTACGGCCCGTCGTCGGTGTCGCCTCGACATAATCAAACCGCATTTCGACTTCGTAAGTGAAGTGCACACGCACGCTGCTCGGTCGCATGGCCGTGCGCGGCGCTAATTCGATGCGTCCACGGTCGGCGATCGCCCACGGCTCTTGCGTGATGTTTGCTTCTTGCCCATCGGATCGGTCGTAGATGATCGCGTCGCCTGCCCAGTTTACAAACAGGTCAGCGGCGGGAAAGTAATCCAGGATGCGTGCGATAGCGGAGTCGCCCGAGTCGTCGATCTCCAAGTTCTCGATCGGCAGTCGTTCTTGATGCTGAAGAACAAGCACGCGCAAGCGCGGCTGAACGAAGCCGTCGAACAGCCTGCCGTTTACTTCGGCGAAGACATCTTGAAGAACGTCACTAGGTGTCCACTTGTCTTGCTCGAGTCTCAAACTCCATTTCCAATATGAAATATCCTCGAGCACGTCGACGACCTCGTCGGCGTTCTGCGACTCGGGTCTCCAGACGCCGACCTTGCGGCGCATGTTGTACCGCTTCAGGATGTGCATGTAGGGCAAGCGCCAGCGCCAGTCGGCAACCTGCACCACTCGGATCTCTTCTTTCGGTCCTGGCAGGATTCGCATCACCCAAACGTTCTGCACGTTCATGCGTTCGCCGAGCACGCGGAACTCCAGATCGACTTGTCGACCTAACAGGTTCTCGAACGCACCACCGTGGCGGGCGGCGTCGAAAGGGAACTCGCGAATGACGGGCGCGACTCCGCTTTTCAGTTCCCACGACACCGGCTGCGATAGCAGAATCGGGATGCCGTTGATCTTGACGATCGGAGAGTCTTCAGGCTGTACCATTAAACGCCGAATCCGGGGCCTTGATCGAGCCCGCCGCCTGGCGCGAGCGCATCGTCTAGTTGGTTCAGGTCGCGACCGATAGCAGCGTTGCCGCCGAGCGGCGAGTAGAACTCGATGACGATAGTCGTTTCGCGAATGCCGCGCGAGAAGCTCGGGCTCGTGTTGTCGAAGTGCAAATTGATCTGGATCGGACTATGCCGAACGACGCGGCTCTTGACGATCCCGTTCGGCGGGTGCTCGAAGCCGTCGCGGCCGACGGGGTTCGATGTCGTCATCGTTAGAACGTGCTCGACGACGTGAATCGTTCGCGTGTACTTCGCAGGGCCTTGCACTTCGAGTGCCGAGTGCGGGTCGCCATCAAGGAACGGAACAAGGCTGCGCCCGGTGTCCGTGTAGCCGTCAGTGATGTCGACGCTCGAAACGGTTCCTTCGCCGGGCGCGATGCCGCCGATGGTCATCGTGCAGGCGATCTTGTTGAGGTCGAGATCGAACGACACGTTCTCCTCAATTATTTGCAGCGTCGTGATCCCGAGCAGGTCGCGAGCTTGCGTAAATAGGAACGGGCGAATGACGATCTCGTACTTCGTGACAAGTCGAGCACCGACGTCGGCAGTGCCGGCTGTTCGTTGCGCCGCAGTGCCGACGTCGACGAAGCACTCGTAAGTCACAGTCGCTTGATCGAGCGTGCCGACTTCGTTGAGATGCTCCAGGTTGTCGCGGTTGTGACGTGACCGCGAGATGTTCAGGCGTTGCTGTTTAATCGACGCATCGTTCGGCGAGCCCGCGCTCGATGTATTGCCTTGCGGATAAGTCAGCTCTTCGTAGGTTCGCTCGAAACGGCAGACCTTGCCAAGCCCGAGCGAAGCCGTATCGGTCTCGTCGATCTCGGCGAGCGGAGCACCGACTAACTCCCACGTCGCGTTCGTGTCGATCGCGGTGAGAACTGCCGTTGCGTAAGCGTCGATGCGTGCAAGATACTGTTCGCGGCCGGTCTGCTTTCCAGAGTTCGATGTATCGGTCGCCGTGTAAGCTCCCGAGATTTTGACCTCGCGCCGACCGGCTGCATCTTGACTGACCGAAACAGTGCCTTCGCGTCGGCCGTACTGTCCGCTCGTCGAGCCGAGCGTGTCGGCAGGAAGCTGCAGAATGATCGACACCGTGTAAAGACGCGAGCGCGGCGAGTCTGCTGGGTTGCCTTCCTTCTCGATAGTTGCGACAGCATCGAAGCCAGTGCCCGACGAATTCGAGAACGTCCAGAACACGTCGTTCGTCGAGCCGTCGCCCATCGTGATCGCGAGATTTTGGAACGGCGTGCGTAGCGCGGTCTCGGCGGTCGCGCAGTTCGCTTCGAGATCAGACGGACCGGAACCGAATACCCAGAATTGAAACGAGCACTCAAACTCTTCGGGCGTCTTCCGCATCGTGAGCGGTCCATGCAACGGCATGTCGGGCGACGAATCGGTGCCGACCGTGAGAGTCCCATACACAATTTTGAAGTCACGCGATGCCGCAGCCATTTACTGTGCTCCGAAGTAGCGCATCACGGACGTGCCGGCTTTCGCAAAGATGGCCCCCATGACAGCTTCGGTTGATTCTCGTTTGACGAAGCGATGCGTTCGAAGCTGCGAGTACCTAGCGGCCTGCACGTCGTCGAACACCGAGCTGATTTTTTCGAACCCCGGCGGGCGCCCGAGTATCGCAGCCTGCCGTGCGAAGTTCGCCGTCTCCTTCACCGCGTCGATGCCGGCGCGAGTCTCGTCGATGCCCGACGTCCACTCAGCGATCTTATCAAACCAGGGCCGCGACACTTCCTCGACGACGGCTTTCATATTCGCCTCGAGGTCGATGTCGAACCATTCCTTCGCAAACTCACCGAGCCCGCCGAATCTACCACCGGTGGCGAAGTTCTCGCCGATCAGTTCAAGCGTGCTGTTGACCAACGCAGGCCCGATCTGTTCGACAGCCGATAAGACTGCGACTGCGATTCCTGCTGTCGCAGCACCCTTCGCAAGTTTCGATTGAATCGAAATCAGTCGCGTGCCTTTCGTGAGCCGTCCAGACTTGTGCTTCGACAAACCGCCTGTCTGCTTCTTTACTTCCTTCTTGATCTCGTCCTTGCGTTTCTTCGTTCCTTTGTCTTCGCGCCGACGATCGCTGCGATCGACTTCGCGATCGATGCGCGACACGTCGAGCGTGACTTGAATCTTTGCATCGTCGAGCGTGACAACCATCAGCTTGCCTGGAAAGCGAGCGACAGAGCTACCGACGATTGCGCGTCGGTCTCCGTTGCTGGCGTTGCGTTTCTGTCGTCGTACATTTCAAAGACCGACATTCCGTACCACTGCCCCGTCGTCAAACTCGTGGCGGTTCCCGTTGTACCGTTGTCTCCGCCGGACACTGTCACCGACGAACCACCGTCGTGCGCGGTGGGCGCGTTCGCGAGTGCGAGTGCTTCCGTCGCTTGAGCCGTTCCGATCCGAAGCTTGACGCGCAGCCGGTCGTACCGGTCGGCGGGCAGAACCCACACGGCGACGATCTGGTCGGCGACCGCCGACGTGAGTGTCATCGTCGGCACGCGAGGGTAATGTCGGCGCGTCGTGACCTTCGCGCTGAACTCGTAGTCTCTCAGATTGACGTTGCCCATGTCTTCGAGCGACACGACGGCGGCGATACTTTGCGCTGTAAGCTTCAGAAAAACGCTGTCGTCTTTTCCGAGATGCTCGAGCGCGAGATGCAATTGCTCCTGGATCTCGAGAAGCCCGTGCCCGGCGCTGAGGCCTTCGTCGGAAATGTCGTGACCGATCAAAGCGCCTTGTCCGATCATGTCGCCTTGCACGGCGGTGATGATGCGAACGCGCGGTTGCGTCGTCAGTACGCGGGGGTCGTCGCCTGAGTCTTCATCGTGGATCGAGCTACCGGGAATGACGACGGCACACGGAAGCGACAGCGACGAAAGAATGTCCTCGTTCGCAGCGCCTGCGGAGATGACGACGTTGTCTCCGAAGACCTTCGCGGCCGAACCGAGTGCCGTTCCATCGTGCTCGGCCCATGTGCGGGCTTGCAGAAGGAAACGAATCTGCATTAGCAATTGCATCTCGGTCATTGTGCGACAAGCCTTCCGGCCATCTCCTTGCAAGCTCGGCGAATCTTTCCACTAGGAACGACGCGCGGCGCAGGCATTGGTTCGTCGACATCCTCGAGCTCTGTTTCAATTCCGACGATCGCGCGAGCCCAAGCGTCGCGAGTGATCGGCGACATGCCTGACCACTCGGACCACGTCGGCACACCGCCTGCTCGGATGAACGTCTCGACATCGGCGACGATAAGGTCGCGAAGCTCGTCGGGAACTTCTTCGATGTCTGTCGTGTAGGTTCTGAGATAAGGGTCGTTCACGATGGTGCCAGTTGCATGTCGGACAGCAAGACGTGCTGATAGATCCAGCCATTCGAATTGTGCGTTCCTTGGAACGCGACCGGGAAGCCAGCCTCCGCACCAATCGACAACTGAATCTCCGACGCTTCCTGCAGCATCGGCAGCGCGTTGTACAGAATGACAGCCGGCGTCCTGTTCGGCGCGTCGGGCGAAAAGAGAATGATTTTGTTCACGGCCGAAACACGTGCGCCCGGAAGCGTTCCGCTGCCCCCGAAGTTACGCGACTCGATACGTGGATTGCCACTGTCCAAGCCTGTTGTGATGTTCGGGAAGATTGCAGATAAAGAGTCGGGATCGAACTCGCGAAGCACGCACACCAGCGCAGCGGCGTCGGACCTACGAACGAAGTCGACCCGACTCTGTGCGTATTCTTCTGCGTCAATTGATTCGTAAGACGGGTTCGCGGCGAACACGCCATCCTTGAACTCGCCCATATCGGTCCCGCCGTGCGGGAACTCTGCGGAAAGATTGGTCGGCGTGTGACACAACCGCCCCGACATGTGGAAATAATTGATCGGCGATCCGACGGGCACGTTAAGACCTCACCTGATTTATTCGAGTTCCTTCGAACGCGGCCTTGACGATACGCGGGATCATTGCACGCGACTGATCGGTGATGCCGATGAACGGACGCCATGCGATGTCTTGCTGGTACACGTCGACGTTGAAAAGGAAGCCGAGCGTCTGCAGCTTCTTCTTCTTGACCGGGTTGCGTTTCGCACGCTTCATTACCTTCGCGAGATTACTTCGAAGCCCACCGCTGATCTTTACGGGCTTAGACTTGCTGCCTTCTTTATTGTGCAACGCCGCATAATCGCCGACGTTCTTCATCGCGCCGACTTCGACCTTGCGAGATGACAGTATCTGATAATTGATCGACCGACGAAGATGTCCGTCGCCGACGAGTGTAGGCTCGCGACGCTTCAGGAACTTTGATCGGATAGCAGGGCCGCGAAGTAGATCAGTAATCGCGCCCGCGACGTGGACGAAGCGGCTGTCATCCATTCCTGGATAATGCTCGGGCCACGGGATGCCACCGTAGGAATTTTTCTGCCACGCCTCGCGCGACTCGGCGGCGAGGTGATTGCCGATCGCCTTGAGTACCGACGAAGGATCCTCGATCAACTTTCGCAGTCGCGGTGGCAGATACTCTCCACTGGCAAGGTCGACGGGCATCGATTCACGACTCCCCATGCTCCGGTTCGGACTGGTCAAAGTTCGCGACATCTGACCAGGGCTTGTTCAGTGCGTTGCCTTCAGTGACCGAAAGCACCGAAGAAGTCTTCGGCGTGATCCGCCCGCGAAGACCACGAAGTCGGAACAGAAAGTCTTCGTGCAACTGTTGACCGACGGCGCGAGCCTGCACGCCGCGCATCGACAGTTTCGCGATGACGCCTTCGCACGCGACCTCGAGATGCGTTCCGTCGCCCGAGTCGTAGGTCTTACCGATCTCCGTTTCGAATGCAGCGGCGACATCGTCGCACGCGAGGGCGAGCTTGCTCGTCGCGCCGGTCGCGAGTGATGCCGTCGCGGGCGCGTCCGGCGTCGTCAGTCGCCGAAGCTGCGAGGTCGCATAGCGGAGCTGTATGTCGTCGATAAGAGCCACAGCACCTCCTTAAGACGGGTCAGCCCAACTCGGTGAAGAACTGTGCGGGAGCCACCGCTTGAACAATCGCCAGAGCCACTTCTGAACGATCGAATCGGTTGCGCTGTCCGACCACGTGTGCTGGTCGTCGCGAAGGGGCTTGTCGGCGTTGCCCGATGTGGTCGAGCCAGCGCAGAACGTGTACCAGTCTCCATCGAACGGGCTGAACGGCGCGATGATGATGTCGTCGAAGTAAAGCACGCGACCAAGGTCTGCAGTGTTTACAGTGATGTCGATGTTCAGCGGGCTGCTCGTTCGAAAGTTGTCGTACCAGTTCTTCGTTCCACCACCGACGCTGACGCCGGTCGCTAGTCGGATGACGGTCCAGCCGGCGACGTTCAGGTCGGCGATGTTCACCGACGCGATCGCAACAGCTCCAAGGTCAAGCTCGATCGCACCAGTGCCTCCGGTCGCAGGCTTGTAGACTGCGATCTGAACGTACAACGGAACGTTCGGTCGAAGCGATGCGTTGCGATCTTTTAGATCCTGATTCAGTTCGAAACTTTGCTGACCTGTCGAAGATGTCCATTTCAGGCTGTATGACGTTGCAGGCGATCCCGAGTAGTCGCGATAATAAATCGTCGAGTCGAGAGTCATTGCAGCGATGTTCGCCGTCGATGGTCCAAGCCATCCCGGTATGCTGTTCGGGCTTCCAGCCGTTCCGTCGATCTGATCGAAGCTCGGGTTCGTTAGGAAGCGAAGCGAGTCGCGGGCCGACAGAGCTTTGATGTTTCTGACCAGGCCCGAGCCCGGAATCAGAAGACGATCGCGGCCGGCTTCTCGACCTCGGATCTCCCATAGCTCCTCCCACTTCTTCGCACCAGACGCCTCGTCGGAAATACACGTCGCGACTTTCGCGTCCGGTGTTTGCGCCTCGAGGTCTTTCCCGTACTTGTCGACCTTGAGTCGATTGCAGATGATGTCGCCGTTGTTAGCGGTCAACGCCGTCGGCGTGCCGAACGTAAACGCTCGAGTCTTGACGGTCTGCTTCGTCGCCGTGACCTGGAAACGATCCCAGAGTCGATCAAGGATGTGGTGAATGTCGGTCTCGGGTATGTCGGCGACCGCAGCGTATTCGCGGAACGCCGCCTCGATCATTCGCGATCCAAAATCTAACTGCGTGTCGAGCCCACCGCGAAAGTCTTCGACGGCGGCGACCATGTCGCGATGGTATTTATAGTCGGGCACGAGGCCGGCGAGGAACAGACCTTCGTGCGAGCCGGTACCATCGGCGAACTTCTCAGAGTTCGACGTTGAATAAAGAAGGAACTCGTCGAGGATCCGAAAGCAGTCATTGAGAGTCGTTTGTACTTCTGCTTCGGTCGGCATCGCTTACCATTCCTCGTCTTCTTCTTGTTCGTCGACGGACCCGACCGCCTGCGAAATCTTCAAGCCTTCGGTGATGACGGCGAGCTTCGGATCTAAATCTGCGATCGACGGAAGGCTCTGGCTGCGCGAGCCGTGCTCGACGATGTCCGAAGCGCGAATCAGAATCAGACACTTCGCGGCCGGAATATCATACGGCCCAGCGATCTCGGTCTTCGGGCCTGGCGTCGATGTGCCGGTGCGTCGGTCTTCCGTATACCGCACGCGTGCGAGATCGACGACGCTGAAGCTCTGCGCGTCGCCCGTGTAGGTTCCATCGGGTTGCCGCTCAGGCATTCCTTTGTAGAACGGTCGGAACACGAAGTCGGTGATTCGAGCCGTGATCTCTTTGAGCTTCGGAAAGGACAACATCCGAATGCAACCGAAGCGACCAGGCGTGCCGAGTCGCATCCATTGTCCGTTGTCCTGCTCGTCGAGATACGCTTTCTGTCGGATCCTGACGAACTTCATCTGCGCGACGTTCGCGGTCGTCGCGTAGTACAAGCCCGACCGTTCGTGCTTCTTGATGCCGAACAGGAACTTGCACTCGTTCCCGTATGATCGGCCGTAATATCTCTCGGCCTTGTCGGTCGCCTTCGGTGCGCTGCTAACGTCGAGAGGCGAAGCGGGTGATTTTATTGTCGTCATGTCTGCGCCACATGAATTGCGGGAAGCTTGAAAAGTCGAGCGGGGCGACGTGCCCCGCTCGAAACACTTGGTGGTTGTTGTCGGGGTTCTACCTAGACGCCCTCGACGGACGCATACGGAAGTGCGACGCCGTAGCCTTTGCGGACCTTGAAGCGAATCGACTCCTCGTCCTGCTGCCGTGCGACATCCGAGTTCTGTGCGGTCGCGACGACCTCTTGCATGCCTTCGCGAAGCTGCGAGAAGACGGCCTTGATCAGTGCGTCAATGAACATGATGTAATGCGTGTTCGCACACCGGCTCGTCGTCCACAACGTGACTTGATGGCCCGCAGCCTTGATCTCGTTCGACACGCCTGCGCTGCCGGTGTCGACAAGTTCTCGAAGGAACGCGCCTGCGAAGTGTGGCTCGTCGTCGGGATGATACGCGATCATCTTCGGACCATCGAGCACGGACGGATCAAGCAGCGGCTGTCCTTGGATGTCCTGGAACAACCGAGCGCGACCGAGCATCTCCCAGAATGCATCGCGTGCGGTCTGATCCGTCGTCACCGCCGTGACGTCTACGGTGTTCCCATCAGCGCCAGCACCGAAGCGTGTCGTGCTGATTCCTGAGTGAAGCGAAATGCCGTCGGGCGCGTTCGGGATCGACGGAAGCAACTCGCGATCAGTCGAGCCTTCGATAATCTGCCAGAGCACGCGCTCATCGAGCAGCGCGGCCGACTCGCCAAGACCACGCGCGTGATCCATTAGCGATGACGTTTGATCGTCGGCACGGTCGTCGGACTGCCATGAGATGGCTTTTGCCCAACGGTGATTCGTAACCTCGAACTGGATTCCGCGGAACGCCTCCTCGGACATGTCGTTGCCGTAGGCCCAGCGAGCCATGTGCGGCGCAGACTCCCAGTAGAAATAATACTCGGAACGCTTGTCGGACGGGAAGTCGAGACCCATCGCGATGGCGAGGCGCGGCAGAAGCGACTCGTACATCCGCTTGTAGGTTCCGAGAAGTTCGGAGCGGAGACCAGCTCGGAAGCTTGCTCCTGCAGACACCGGCGCGGGCATGTTCGTATCTCCTTGATGCTGTTCGAAACGATGACGGACGAAAGGAAGTTGCTCGTCGCGTTCTTAAGCGGCGGGCTGACCTCGGATCTCGCCAGCGGAAAACAGCTTCACGTCGGCCGTGTTGCCGTCCGGGTAAACGTACGTGATGAAACCGATCGCGTCGGCGTTCGACGCGGCGGTTGTAGACTGATTCGGATCTCCGGTCGAACCACCAGCGTAGACTAAGTCGCCGGTCTCGACGTACGAACCCATCACCGCGACGGTGATGCCTTCGAGAAGAACGCCGGACATGTCGACCTCGACGGTGTTCATCACACCGACCGAAGCGATGGTCGTGATCGCGGCGCTGCCTGTTACGCTTTTCGCGGCAGAGTCTTGCGAGGTCGGTCGCACGCGAGCGATCCCGAGGAACTGGAAAGCCGCGCTTGTCGGATCCATGTTGTTCACGCCGCCGAGCGCACCGGTCGTCAGACCAGTGATCGTTCCGACAAGAGCACCATCGACGATGACGGCAGCGGGCACGACGACGAACTCTGCGGTGTGCCCCGGTCGTTCCCGAACAGGTCGGGAGCCTACACTAAGAACCATGATTCATTGCTCCTGTTGGTGGTGTTCGTAGAACGCCGGAAAGGACGCCCGCCGCAGTCGCTAGACGACAACGTGGTCATCCATGTTCAGTTCGATGTAATCTTTTCGCGAGATGCTGAAGTGCATCCCGTTCTTTTTCAGCTCGTCGAACTCGCGACCTTTCTCGGCCGCGCGTGCGAGCTTCTCGGGGCCTTGCTCCCGATACGCTTTGACCTCATCGGAAAGCGAATCGATCGACTCGGTCCCGTCGAGCAAGCCGCGAGCACCGAGCGCCTCGACATCCTCGGGCGGGTCTTCGGGAACGGTGCGAAGATACGACTCGGCGTATCTCATACACGACTTCGCCGGGTTCTTGCTTTCATCGGCGAGCGCGACGATGTCCTTCCGCGTAGCCTTGTCGACCTCGCGACCAGATTCTCGAAGCTTCTCGCACGCCGCGTCGACCGCAGCCTTCTTCGCGTCGACCTTGTCGCGGTCGGCGTTGACCTTCTTCAGCGCAGCGATCTCGCCGCGCATCTTCGCGTTCTTCCCGGAGTTCTTATCGTCGTCCTTCTCGTCGTCGTCGTCGTCTTCGGCCATGTCGTCCTCGTCATCCGTCTCGGCTGGCGAAGTGTCGTCGTCGGCGAGGTCGGCGGCAGGCGCGTCGCCGCCACTTCCCGCACCCTCGAGTGCCGACTTGATCATATCGGGCAAGGTCTTCGAAACGTACTCAGACACGACCTTCGTGATCATGTCGGTCGTCGCGTCGCTCGCTCCGTCTTCTTCGAGCTCATCGGGTTTCTTCGGCGCGTCGGCCATGTTCGTTGCTCCTGTAATTCCGAACTGAAGATGCACGCGGTCGCCGGTCTCGACGAGAGCGATGGGTTGATTCTCGAATTCGTCACTCGGCACAACGTCGCCCAGCGTCAGCATCGGAAGCTTGTGCTCGGGCGCTTCCGTCGCCATCAACGCGAGCGATGCGATCTCGGGTTTCCATGTCCGCGAAATCTCGATCGAGCGGAACGGCAGTTCAAGCTCCTGCATTCGGTCGAGGTCGTACTGTCGCACGCGAACGATGTCCGCAAACAGAACGTCTTGATCCTTGCCGTTCAAGCGAAGTCGCCCGACGTGCGAAAGTCGAAGGAAGCCGATCTGCGTCGGCACGACTCCGGGGTCGTGGTGCAGTTCGTGCACGGCGGCGAGATGTCGGTTGTCGCGCTCGAGTTGCGCGTGCCGTGCGATCGCGGCGAGCATCCACGCGCCGTCGATCTTCTTCTCGTTGCTGCGTCGTCCAGGCTCCATCTCCGCGAGGATCGGAACGGCCTTGATGGTCCATGTGCCGTCGGTTTCTTGCAACGCGGTGAACTCGCCGCCGGGTAAAAGGTTCGGCGTGCGAACACCGTCGATGGACGGAAGCGGTTGTGCGAACGCGGGCATGACCATGCTGCGATCCTACCCGACTTGTAGCGTTGTCAAGGGCAGGCGAGTACGATCGCGGGCATGATACGAAAAGCAGACCTGCCCGACGGCGTGAATCTGATCACCGATGCAGACCTCGAGCCCGGACGCGTGAAGCGCCTGGCGCTCGACACTTCGGTGCTCGCCGAACAGCTCGGCATCCCGAAGGATCTGCTCGTCAAGTACCGCCACGAACGGCTCTTACACGAATTGAAGCACGGCGAACGGAACGCCGGGATGGGCTTTTCGTCTGAAGAACTCGCGGCCTTCTGCGTGCTCGCCCATTGTCACGCGCAACACTCGATGCCGATCAAAGGAGCACACGAACTAGTGCGACAGATGACGGTGAAATTAGCGAACACGTTCGGCGAAAACCACGTCTTCTTCTGTCTTCGGACGGCTGGAACGGTTAAAGACGGGTGCGTCGTGTGTGGTGAAGGCGTTGAGCTTGACGTGCCCGAAGGCGAATCTATCGACGTCTTCGATCTGTCGCAGTTGTATTGCGCTTTCGAAGAAGCGATTGACGTTGAACCGTTGCGGTTGCCGCGAGCTTCCTCGGCAGTCGTGCCTGCCGATGACTCTCGTCGGGCATCAGCGACGCCAGTTCGATAGGGGCAGTCGAGCCGGAGCGGTCGAGCCGGAGCGGTCGAGCCCGAGCGGTCGAGCCCGAGCGGTCGAGCCCGAGCGGTCGAGCCCGAGCGGTCGAGCCGGAGCGGTCGAGCCGGAGCGGTCGAGCCCGAGCGGTCGAGCCCGAGCGGTTTTCAACCGTAGATGTTCCCGTCGGGCCGACGACCGAAGTGCCCGACGGCGTCGGCTGAGGCTGCGGCGAAGTTCGTAGGCCGACGCATCTTGACTGACCCGCCACCTTTCACTAGTCCCATCTCCTCGAGGCGAAGGAAGTCGACCGGGAACACGGCGCACCGGCAGTTGTACCCTAGCGGCGGAGACAGCGAGTCCCAGATCGGATCGTCGATCGCCGCGACTAAGCCGTGCGCGGCGGAGTGATTCTCGCGCGTGTCGTCGTCGAGCACGGCGACAAACTCGAGCGCACCGAAGACCAGTTGCACGACAGGGTCTTGCATCTCTTGAAACGTTCCAGCCGTGTAAGCACTGACCAAGTTCGTCCGGTATGTTAGCTCGGCGTACGAACGCGAAAAATCGCCGGCTTTCTGAATCGCTTCTTGCGCTGTCTTTATCGGTGTCCCGTCGGCGATCGACTTCTTGATGATGGACTGCACGCGTTGCGTAAGCTTGTCCGAGAAAGAACGGGCAAGGCCAAACGCGTGCTTGTTTTCGTACAGGTCGGCAATCTGTAAATAGCGTGGCCGACCATCGCTCATCTCTTGCTGCAGAATAGGAACGCGGCTTACGATGTCCTCGACAGCATCGTCGAAGTCGGTGCCGGGAACGACGGGCGAGTGATCCGCCTCGTCGGGTCTGAAGCCGAGCGCCGTGTCGTCTTTCAATCGGAGCGGCACACCGTGCTCGGCGTCGGCGGGCGTCTTGCCTTGTTTCTTCATCGAGCGCATAGCTTGTTCGATAAGCGTGGCTCGACCGGTGAGGTCGGCAAGGGTCATCGTCTCAGAAAAGAGTCGAGCGAGCTTCTGCGTTTCCGCCTCGACATCCCCACCACGAAACGTCGCAGCGACTATCGCGTTGGCTCGCTCGATGAACGATGCGACGCTGTTATTCGATATATCCTCGAGCTGTTTCGACTGTCGCGGGCGTGGCATCTTGCTTCACCTGGAACCGGAAAGCCTCTTCGAGCAAGCCGAGCATCGAATGATGCAGATCGTTCGTGCCGACTTCACCGGCGTGAACTGCGTCGGCAAGGGCATCGTACCACAGATGTGCAAGACTGTGCGCGGGCACCGAGTCGGTGTGCTTGTGATTCACCCAGGGCTGCATCGTCATGTTCGTATAGTGCAAGAGCTTAGTCTCCTCCTCGACGAATCGATCAAGGCTGTTCCAGCACGCAGGAAGCTGACCGACGCGAGTCTTCGGTATTCCGCCTAGCGTTCCCATGTTGATCCCGTACGCTTGCGTCCCACCATCGGTGACATTCTTCATCATCTGCTGAACAGGCGGCCACGGTGTGCGCTCGCAATCGACGAGCAACACCGACGGATTCGGTGTCGTCATCACCCAGTTGTCGCCCATGTCGGTGTCGAAAAGCGACTGCACCGAATCGAATACGATCATGTCGCAGTCGAAGTACAACGCCCGACCTTTGCGCTCGGCAAGCTCGGGCAACCAGAAGCGGACGAACGAAAAGTTCGTCGGGTCCATCCCGCCTTCGTCGACCAGCCCGCGCGTCGGAGCGTCGGGTCGGTCGTGCGTCATTATTATATCGGCGCTCGGGCAGTGCTGCAGGATGGTGTGCTTGAGCACGATTGCAGGAACACGCTCGGCGTTGCTCGAGCCGATGACAATAAACGGATTAGACATTCTGGACCCTTTCGTAGTTCTGACAGTCGTCGCCGATCCACTGGCGGAGAACGGACAATCTCGGATCTGCATTGGTCATCTTTCCGCCCATCAAGCCCGCCCTGCCTCGACCGGGCATGTCTTTGATCGAAACGCAAAGATGCGATTGCGGGAACAGGAAGCGCTCATCGCGATCGCAGATCGTTGACCAAATTCGTGTGTCGACGTTGATGGCTCGGTCTGCATGGCAAGCTCGGCAGACCTCGCCGACGCGATCGGCGAGGCATCGATCGAACGCCGTACGGCAGAGCGACGAGTATCGTGAAGAATACCGGCCTTTGAAAGTCCGCGTGCTGACGCTGTAATAACGTGCCGCCGAGAACCCGAGCAGCTTGACGGCCGAAGTGTTGTACGCGTTCCAAAGAAATCGAACGTAGCTCGCGTGGTACCAATCGTCGTCTTCGATGATGATGACAAGTTGCCCGCGTGCGAGCGAAAGCGCCGTGTGCAGGTTCGAAGGCATCGTGCAGTATCTCTGCGGGCCGATCCCGTCGACCGACACGACGTTGATGCCTTTGTCCAGAAACGCATCAACACCGATCGACATGTTGTCGTCGGACACGACGATCCACTCGACATCGATGCCGTCGGTGTCGAAGCGATGGACGTACTTCTCGCAGAGCGCGAACGCCTCGGGTCGAAAACCGGTGCACGTTATTAGAGTCACATCGCGACTGATCAATTCAATAGCCCCACGCCATCAGGCGACCTCGACCTCGGGTCGTCGGTCGTAGCGTTGCAGGACCAAAAGACCATTGTTGTTTTGATAGAACTCGGCGACCGTCCACTCGACATTGTCGCGAAGGAACAACAGCACTGCACGCATCACGCCAGTATCGTCGCCGGAGATCGGTTCGGTGTTCGTGACGTTGCCTCCGAACGCTTGATCGATGAACGGGAACGACACGACGTCGTGGAAGACGATGTAATCGAGAACGCGGTGAGCGTTGAGTACAAGCTCGGCCGTGACTTGTTCGCAGTTGTGCGCGGAGTCGATAAGAAGCAAATCGACATCGCGGTCAAGCGTTGGAAGCCGCCCGGTGTCCTTCTCGATGAACTCGACCACGGTGCCGTTGTCCGCGCCGTACTGTCCGAGATTAAATCGGAGCGTCTCGCTCGGCGTCGTTAGGTCGTACGAAAGAACGCGCTCCGGGCGACCTGCTATCAAGGCTAGGGTGGATCGGCAGTCGGTGCCACTTCCGAACTCCGCAACTACCGTCTGACCTCGAGCAAGCTCCCGGAGCGTTTCCAGATGTTCGTTGATGTTCGAAGGCTTCGCGACGAACTTCGCGAGTTCAGTGTCGGCCTTCGTCAGCGCGGCTGCTAGCCGTTTGTCCCGCCCGGCCCTCCATTCTTGTATTTCTTCCGGGCTCTGACCCACGCCAGCACGGCCGCGCTGACTGCCGTAACCCCGACAGCGATTAGGGTCGCCGGGTCCGTCGGCGACGCGCCCGCCGAGATCGACTCGGCGGCTTTGTCCCATCCCGCCTGGAATCCGGCGTCGACTGCTTCCCGTCTCTCCTGGCTCGAGCAGGCGACTAAGAAGATCGGGAGCAAGGCGACCATCAGCTTCGTTGCCTTCATCGGCTTTGCACCTCACAGCTATCGGACCCGACGTTGTACCGACAAGCTTTCCGTTCGGGAACAACTCGGCGGGATCGACGTCGCCTCGAGCGATCGCCATGCCTTCGTCGAGCGTGCACTTCGGGAACAGGTCGAGCGCAGAATCCGGGTTGCAATTAATGACGCGCTTGCCTGAGTAGCGCAAGCAGCGAACGAACGAATCGAGGAATCGAGTATACACGCTGTCGCCCGTCGTCCAGCTCTCCGGGTAAAGCGTGTGGAAGTTCGCCGATCGAGCTTCGCCTTTCTCGGGGCACGGGATGCCGAGCAGGTCGAAGCCGAGCAAGAGGATCGGATCGCACCCGAGTATGTCGGCAAGGTTCACGGCCATCACGCCGGTGTTCGACAGGCCTGCTAGACCAGCGTCGAAGTTTATGCCCCACTGTACAGTTCCTCGACCGATGGGAATCCAGTACGCTCCGGCTTCGTTGCTCGCTGGGTATTGGATGCACGACTTGTGCATGATGCGTGTCGACGTGCACGCCTTCCAATCGTCGCGATCTTTCACTAGCTCGTAAAAGCGCCAGTCGATAAAGAACACGATGGTCGGGTTCCATAGGTAAGCACCATTACATCCAATCGAAGGAACGCCTTCTGGGATGACGGACGGGTCGACGCCTTTCAACGACGGCCCGCCACCGATGACCACGCACGGTTTACCCGACCACTGCTGCTCGTGGAGCACCTCCGTTATTCGCCGGGGGCTCGCCCGCGATGCTGCGCTCATCCGGGATGCTTTCTTCTGGTAAGGTTTCACCCGACTCGCCAACGAGATCGCTAGCTTGCTCGGGCGTTAGGTGGAAGAACAAAACGAAAAGTCGAACTGCTGTCTCGCGTGTGATGACGCCTTCGCCGAGCTTGCCGAGGATCTCGATCGCGCCGGTGATGCCGCCGACCTTGCCGAGCAACTCCGATTCGACTTCCGCGTCGTCGTCGATCTGCGGATCGGGTTCGTCGGGGTTTGCGGGCTCGTCGGTGGGCGTCGTGTCGTCGGGAAGGTCCAAGTCGATCGGCGGAAGGTCAGTGTCGCCGAAGTCGGGCAGACCGGGCAGACCGGGCAGACCTGGCTGCGCCGTCGCCTCGATGACTTCGTCTTCGTCCTCGGGCGGCTCCCATCCTACGCGAGCGTAGTATTCTTCGCGCTTGAGCGGTGCCGACTGAAGGACGATCGCGGCCGTCTCGGCGTTCTCTTTCGGGTTCTCGGTCTTCTGCGTGATGGTCGCGAAGCGCGGGATGCGAGCGTTGCCGAGGCCTTCGGCCTCGAGTTGCTGTCGGTTGCGGTTGAGAAAGCAAGTGACAAGATCGGCTTGCACCGACTCGTCGAGGACGTTGCGATCGAGCTCTGTTCGGTCGTCGGCCGTCTCGCCTTCCTCGACCGAGCGTGCGAGCGAGCCGGCGTCGGCGCTGCCACCGAAGGGCAGGTTCGCGCCGAGCGACACGCCGAGAATCTTCGAGTCGATGTAATTGATCCAGAACTCCGCGAGCGAGTGCTCGCCGGTCGGACCCGTGACAACGGAGATGTCGTCGGCCTTGTCGACGACGGCGATGTGCTGTGCGCGGTGCTGCTCGAGCATTGAAATCATCTCGTCGCGCATGGTGTTCGGGTCTTTGCCCGCGCCGCCCGGTCGAACTGTTGAGTCGATCTTCGCGAGAATGAAACCCTGCGACCAACGCTCGACCGCTTGCAAGCCTTCGCGCATGACGCGCTGGCGTGCCCACCATAGGAAGTACAACGTCTCGATTATTCCACGGCCGTAGCCGAGCCGGGATTCTTCATCGCCTCCATAGGTGACGCTGACGAAGTTGCCCTTCAGCCGGATGTCCTCCCACTTCTCGCGCGACACGCTGAACAACTGCGGGCGCGTCGTGAGAATGCCGGCAGCGTTGCGGCTCGGGACGAACTGGATACGACGCTTGTCGACGGGCTGCAATCGGTGAGGCAACCACCATCGTTGCATCGTCGTGCTGTCGGCGAAGGCGAACGGCCGACGACGACCGGAGATGAAAGCGTAAGCGCGACCACGGAATATCGCTTTCGCGAGGTCGCTGCGAGCCTGCACAAATCGGGTGATGCCTTCGAGCATTTCCTGCACGATGCGTGCGAGGCGCTTGTCGTCGTCAGACTTCGTCGCGGCCTCGACTTGCCACGTCTTCGGCGCGACGACCGCGAGCCGTTGCAGGATGGCCTGCTGCACGACGGGGTCGCGTTGGATCAGCTCCCAAACCGACGGCTCCTTTTCTTGCGAGAAGTCGGGATCAAGAATGCGCCATTCGTGATGATAGGCGGACGCGAGCGCGTGCGAGTAGATGTCGCCGGCTGGATACGTTCCTTGCAGAATCGGTAACGTCATTCGATAACTCCGACTGTTGGGATGCTGCCTTCTTCTCCCGGCTCAGGCGCTGCGATCGGCGAAGGGCTCACGCCAGAAAGGTCGCGGACGATCATACCAGTGCCGTTGCAGTCGGGGCAAGCGACAAGCTCCTCGCCGTCGCACGCTGAGCACGACTCGAGGAACCACGACCGCGATGCGGATCGGTGGGCGCACCGGTCGCATCCGACCTCGCCGAAGCCGTTGCACTTCAGACAGCCATCGCGACTTACGCGCCTTGCATCTCCTGCGCTTGATCGACCCACGTTCGTTTCCTTCTCGGCTTCTTGACCGGCATTGCGATCGTCCAGTGACTTGCGAGGAACCACCCCATCACGAGCGAGTCGGCTCGGTCGGGCGACCCGAGGCGCGGCATCCGTTTCTTCAGGTCTTCCTTTCGTTCGACCTGGATCTTCCCGTCGGATGTGAACTTGTACGTAAGCGCGGTCAGTTGCGCTTTCGTGATGCGGTCGGGCCGCAGCGTCATCTGCTCGGTTCGAAGCGCCTCGGCGAATTCGTACCACGCTTGTGCCCGCAGGTTGAGGAACCGCTCGCGTCGACGGTCGACGTTGCGACCGGGCCGATAGAACGGCGCGAGCCCACCGTGAAACGCCTCGGCTGGAATCTTCAGTTCTTGCAGGCGGTCGAGCACGCCTGCGCCGATGCCGTCGGCGTCGACGATGACTCGAGTCGTCGCAGGGTCGTGACGGCTGAACTCGTCGACGATCACGCCCGCCGTGTGCATCAAGTCGCGCCCGTTATAGTGCAACGTCCGAACGTGATCGCTCCCGTTGTAGGTTGTGATGACGGTCTCGTCGTCACCGTAACGCGCGATGTCCGCGCTGATCGAAGTGAAGCACGACGGCGACGCGGGCGACGACTCGAACGCTCGATCGACCCACGACGGTGCGATAAGCGTGTCGGCACCTTCGGTAGGGAACTCGCCCGACACGTACGCGCAGAAACGCATCGTGTTCGTTCCGCCGTACTGCTCCTCCATCTCGTCGATCCACACGCGTGTCGCCGCGCCGGGCACAAGCTCGACGCCCGTGACGACGTTCGGGTGCAGACGGCTGTCAAGATGGATGGTGTGCCACTTCGAGCTGTTGACCGCCGCCTCGTAGAACGGGCCGGTCGGTGCGCCGGGGTTCCCGATGGCGAGAATGAAATTCGTCGACCCGGTCGCGAGGCGCGTCGCGGTGTCCCAGATCTCTTCGCTGACGCCCGCCGCCTCGTCGAGTATCACGAGAAGATATTTCGCGTGGTAGCCTTGCATCTTCTCGGCTTCGTCGGTCGAGAAGCCTTCGGCGAAATGCTCGTCCTCGAACTCCCACGTCGGTGCCCTCGGCAACAGGTTGCCGCCGAGTCGCACGCGTGACTTCCTGATTCGAGCGCGAAGGGTCTTCCAAAGGATGTCTTTGACCTGCCGCCAAGTCGGCGCGGTCGTGACGACCTTGCACGCGCCACCTGGAAACGACTTCATAAACCACGCGATCAGATCGGCGCACACGAATGACTTGCCAGTCGAATGTCCTGAGTGAACGACGACGCGACGATGCTGTCGGATCGCCTGCTGCACTTGGAACTGCTGCCGCGTATACGTGCCGCCGACCATGTGCTCTTTGATAAGAGCTCGGCGCGTTAGGAAGCGATCAAGCGCCGGCCCCGTTTCCGGAAGCTGGTGATGCCGATCCGTTTCCGGTAACCCGCCTAGAATTCGAATCCCCCACTCCGTCGGATCCAAGCAAGCCCGTCGGAGCTGGCTCCGTGACAACGCAGAATAGCCGTTCACGTTCATGCTCCAGTTCGTGCGCTAGTTGGTCGTCGTGCCCGAGGGCTTCGGAGATCGGATCTCCGCCAGTGATCACAATCGATTCAGGATCGTTGAGACCATGCAGTTTCGTCTCGTGCTTGATGGCCGTGACCTGCACACGGTAAGCGGCGACCTTCGCCATGTCGCTTTTCGTGCTCCGCGCGATGGCGTCGAGCTTGCGCTCGATCCGTCGAAGCGCAGCCGAGCATCGGGCCTTGTGAACGTCGCGCGGCATCCCCGATTCACGCTGGAGCTTCGCGCGCGCGAGCGTTATCCACTTGCGAACTGTCCAGCGCGACACCTCAAATTCAGTGCAGCACGCCGAGATGACTTCGTGCGTCGCGAAGCCAGCGACAAGCAATTGCTCGGCGTGTCGAAGGCGAGCATCGAATTCTGTTTTCGCGATGCGTGGCATGTTGCCCAGATATTACCGCGAGTCGTATCGAAGCGCGAATAGAAACGGAGCCCGCAGTTCACGCTGCAGGCTCCTCGAGAAAGCCATAGCTTGTCGGCATCACCTCCTTCGCGCTGCACTTCCGCCCCCATCCCCGAGGGCGGCTTTCGTGTTTATGGTTCCAACGTTTCACTCTCCACGCGCGGTGACATGTGGAAGTTCGCAGCTTGTTCCTCGACACGCGACCGTGGAACCATTCTCTCCTAAGGTTTCCTCCTGCGTGCTCGTTCGATTGCCCAGTCGACGCACGCCGGGAAGGCAAGCGCGAGCAGGATCAACAGAGCGACGAACGCGGCATCGTTGACCGTCATCTTCGGCCTTTCCTTCCTTTGCTGGTCGGCTGTGACCACGGAGTGTTGCATTTGTCGC